TAGGTGTTTCTGCCTTATCACCCTGTGCTTGAGTGTTTCCGTCTGTTGTTTGAGCACCTGTCTGTTCAACTACCTCATCACCTTGATCAGTCTTGATCGAATATCTGGGAACTTGATCTGATTCTGTAAATCCACTGAAAGGAATGAATCTTGCTGGTGTAATGTTCTTTTGAACTGCAGCATATTCATTATTACCAAGAAGACCCATGATGACTGGCATCTGAGCATCTTCACCATCCATGAAGAAACCAAATACAAAATCACCCTGAGTTATATTTGCTGACGCAGAACTTCCTCGACTACCTGTACCAGCCGTGACTGGATACATGATGTATGCCCATGGTAGTTCTTCATCTGGAAGACTTTCAACATCTGCCGTATGGTAACCCATGATACGGACACGATATCTCTCACCAAAACCCTGCATGTCCCCATTGGATCCGACAGGACCAGCAGGTTTATTATCTTTCCATGTAGACTCAGGAGCGATCTGACCGATCCACCAGATGAATCCGTCTCTGCCTACAAAATATCTTTTAAAGAGTCCTTGTTCGATCATTTGAATCCTGTTTTACTTCCGAATGAATCTCTAACTAGAGCCAATCTCGTGAAACTTTCACGTTGTGTGTTTCTATGACACACACTTGCTACCATATATATCCCGCCTGTCTGTTCGTTCTTTTCCATGTTATGCTCACCACTAACTTCTGGGAAGTCACACTGAACAAGATTACCTGCCTTGATACTATAATCGAGAGGGATAGTGATATTTGTTTTGACAGAGAAAATCTGATTATATCTCATGACTGATTGTGCCATGGTGTTCTCAGCATCGTAATTTGGTGCTGTAGAATTTGCCTTCCATTGAGCCAATTGATCATTACCAGATCCGTTTGGCATTGCACCAACATCAAATATATGACTCATTAATCTAGTTGGAGTCTGTGTAAATTCTTCTGCAACTTGATCTCCACCAAAATACTTACCAGCCTTTCCAAGACTATCTGATTGGTATTTAAATTCTTTGACGTAATAATCCATCGCAAATGGATTAAAGTAGATAGCTCTACTGTTATATGTACCTAGTGTAAGATTAGATTTAAGGTCAATATCACTATCAATACTGTAGTCAAGAATATTTGCATCGTATCCCTCAGGTAATTGACCAGTATTGTTTAGGACATATTTCTTACCAGCCTCTTCATCAAACATACTATCAATAGATCTAAAGAAGAATCCATCTCTTGTTTGATAGAATAAGTATCCTGCTCTTTTACCCACATCTTTATCAGGAACTGCCTTTGATGCTAACCAAGTACAAGTGTAAAAAGGTTTTCTATCATTACCAATGAAGTTATAATTCAGGGATGTATTATCAACCTTGACAAGAGTACCTTTCATTGCGGTGATAATTTTATTGACATGTTCAGATATTTTTCCTTCATATCTTCCCAGTACCCTTGACTGTTCATTTGCAAAATATTCTTTGGATGCAAAGTCAATTGAAAATACTTCTTTTTGAGATCCAGGATCCGCACCCCTCACTCTATTCACATACAATCCATCCTTAAATGTCAGTTGATTACCATAATTATCTTCGATAACAATATCAGTTCTCTCACCACCTCTGATGGGAAGACTATCTAACACACCTTTATCTTCCTGTAGTTTATCACCCTCTCCCTTGAAACCACTATCAGTAATAATTGCTGTTGCTGTGACATTATTAGACAGTACACTCTCATAATATCTAAAATCAACAATACCACCAGTAAGGTCTGCTGAATCACCTCCCTGGTTTGAAGAGATTTTGAACTTTTGAATATTAGATGGTCCTGTAAGTGAATCTTGTGACATTATCCCTGTTTATATAAGAAGCCAAGAAGCTGTGACATATAATAACTATTTACTATGTCTTGTTTGGTCGGACCAGAACGACCAACAGGTGATCCTCCTCCACCACCTCCACCTGAAGCTGCAGGTGCTTGTGCTGGCATAGGAGCAATTGCTGTACCCGAACCTGATGATCCTGGTCCTGGTGTATACGAAGTTCCTTGTGAAATACTACTGGTACTTGATGCCTGAGACTGAATGGATGGTTGTGATGAACTTATATTTGCCTCCTTTTGTTGTTCTTGTCTTTCTTTATATTCTTTTTGTGCCTGTGCAAAAGCCTTACCACCACTTCTTCCAGAAGCAAAGTCACTTCTCTTAGGTGGTTGTTCTACACTCAATTCACCCTGAGAAGAGGTATCATTTTGTCCTGGATCACTATTTGCAGTACCATCGAATCTACCGATCTGTAGATACTTCACATAAGGCATTGGATCTTCATCCTGTTGATATCCACCTGTTCCCTTAGGACTGACTTCGAAGTGAAGGTGTTCTCCAGTTCCAGCACCAGTGTTACCGATCTCACCAATGACTTCACCATTGTAGTTCTGACCTTTTTTGACCTTGATACTACCTGCTGCCAGGTGGGCAAACAAATAATCCTTATCACCTGATGTGATGATAACAGTTTCTCCATAACCCGCAAAGGTTCCTACATCAGTGACCTTACCCTTGAGTTTGAGAGCAACATACCAACCTTTCTGACCACTGGTACCAATATCAACACCACGGTGCATCTTACCCCATCTTCTACCTCTCTTACTAGTCAATCCAACAGGACCCTTCCCTGCACCAATTTCCTGGAAGTTAACAGTATCCACTGTGTCCTTAAGACCACCACCACCAGATGACCCTTCGGTAGGTGTTATTGTAGTCGGAGATGAAGAACCTGATGAAGAAGTCACATGAGGAGAACTTCCAGATCCTTCCTCTGGATTTTTGACATCTGCTTTAGGTGCATCAACAGGGCCCTTTGTCTCAACATTTGGAGATGTGATGGCCTTCATCATTGCAGCAGGGAGTTCAACGATTCCAGTAGTGAACAATCTAGGATGAGGGATTTCTTTACCACCAAGACCGAACGGGAAGTCTATCGATGCCCAACCGATACCAATCTTCTCAGGGAACTTCAACTTTGGAAGTGCTTCATAAAATCTGTTGAAGACACCCTTCACCCATTCTAATGCAGCGTCTCCAGCATCTTTTAAGATACCTCCAATCCATTCCAAACCTCCTAATACTTTCTTAAAATCTTTCTTCAACTTCTCTCCAACAGCAGAGGCACCACCACCTCTCAGTAACTCATAAAAAATATCACCAATATATTCACCAATAAAAGTACCAAGCATCGTTCCGATGACAGGAATCGGTATGAAAGAACCAATAACACCACCAATCGCGGCACCACCCGCTTTGAATAGTGCCTTATCAAACTTCATGTCAGGTTTTCCATCACCATCTTCATCTTCGAAGAGTGTGAAGACACCAACTAACAATGATCCAAGAATCGGAACTCTCCCTAAGAAGTTCTTGGTGGCTGCCATTGTAGCCTTAACACCCTTGGCAACTGCCTTTGCAGTGTTAACAGCACTTTTTGCACCCTTAGCTACAGCTTGTGCACCACCTTTTACTACATTACCAGTGACCTTGGCACCCTTAACGACATTACTCGCTACTTTATTTTTAGAAATAGCGTCTTTGAGACCCTTGTTAAATTTTGTTGCTTTGTCAGCAATTGATCCAGGTCTAATTTTTGGTGGTGTTTTTTTAACCTTTGGAGGTTTCTTACTCGTGGGTTTTTTTCTTCGACGTTTATTTTTTCTACTTCCATCCTTTTTAGTATTCCCCTTTGATCCTGGTACTCCTGGTTCTATACCTATTGCTTTAAGTAATAAATTCTTGACACCTCCTATAAGATTTTTTACACCCTTTCCAAAACGACCAATAGCCTTAAGAAATTTTGATTTTAATTTACCAGCTAAAGCACCTAATTTCGAACCTATACCCTTTAAGGCATTTTTTGCTGGTTTGAGTAAAGTAGCAGCAGCTACAAGAAAATTCTTTAATGGACCTACGTCCATCTTACCAAGATTTCCAAATTTTCCATTAATAAGATTGAGAAGACCTAAAGCAGCTCCCCCTAAAAGAATATTCGTCAGAAAACCGAGGGGATCAAATCCACCTTGTGGTGTAATAAAGGATGTACCTTTCTTACCTTTCTTCTTTCCTTTTTCTAAATTATTTTCAAGTCTGTCTCTATTTCTTTTGTCGGATTCTTCTTCAATACTTCGGGCCATTGCCTGAAGATTTTCATTCTCAGTCTTACCAATCAATATCAATGATTGAGTGGTCTTATCAATATTATCAAGTTGTTTCTTGAGACTATCGACAGATACGTCTTTATCGGTCTTTGTATCTGGTACCTTATAAACTGAAGATGGAAGACTTATAAACTTCGTCTGTCTTTTCGGTATGATATCCGATTTTTTAACAACACTTTGTTTTTCTTGTTTTACGATTGCATCAGCATCTTTTCCAGCAACAAACTTCTTTGCATCTTTATTCTTTTTACCACCACCAACTGCCTTCTTAGCCGCACCACTAAGTAGACCTTTTGTAACCCCTCCCAGTAACATAGGTAAAGCCATATCTTACCCCACTATGTTATAGATTGATTTAACAACGATCAAATCAAAATTATGTAAATCCTCTGCAGAGAATCCTGGGACTGATTTTTGACCAGCGGATGATGCACTATTTGTGCCTGATTGTTTTTGAGGTAAAGGAATGGCTACTTGTGCTCCTCCACCACCACTACTACTGTATGGTTGAATGTCAGATGAGGAGGATGGTGATGAAGAAGACATCTGTGCTTGACTCGACCCACCAGATCCTGGTGTTGGTTTTGGTGCGTCTTTCAGATATGCTGCATTAGCACTCTTACCCTTGATCAGATTCACAATCGTTGGTGCTCTTCGACCGACTTGACCATACCATGCACTATCAACTAATTCCTTTCCTGCTCGTTCATAATCACCAGCAGCAAATGCCTTCTTGAATGATGGGAATCCACTTGCCCATGCAGGACCCATATTAAATGTCAGGTCAATCAGAGCTGCTTTTTGCGATCCACTTGCCTTATCGTATCCAGGAATCTTCTTAGCAGCTGCCTTATGATGTTCATAGTCCATATCAAATAATTCATCTGCCTTCTGTTTGGTGATACGGTCAGGCATAGACTCACCTTTCTCAATCAAGTGACCATAACCAATCGTAGGGAATCCACGACTATCAAGATACTTGTCAAGTCGTAGTCCCTCATGGACCTTGATCATCTCTTTTGCGAAGTTATCATTTTCACCACCGACCATGCCACCACCTGACATACCGAGGATACTTCCAAAGTCAGGGAAATTATCAGTGACTTTACCTCCTCCCTCAAGTCCCTGAATTTTTGCAAAGGTCGGAATGTTACTACCACCAGCAGCAGCATTTGCTTTCAGAAGGTTGGACGCACCATATGTATCAACTGCCTTCTTACTCATCATAACTTCACCTGGTTGTGCAGCAACAAGTTGGGTGTCTTTACCCATACCTTCTACTTTCACACCAGTGCTCGGAGTTATTGCTCCACCCTTCTCCATCGATATTTGTTTTGCATCTACAACTTCACCACCATCTTCTTGTTTCTGTGCCCATTGTGGATACTCTAAGTTTGGTATTTCTGGTAATTTAACGTCACCAATACGTTCAAAATCATTTGGTGGAGAATCATCAAAGGGATTCAATTTCTTCAGACTATTGATTGCGTCATTTATAGCACTGAGTACGTTATTCAGTCCACCAATCAATAAATTGACAGGTGCTAATAGAATTTCGTTGACAAAACCGATGACATACTTATTGATAAAATCGATAACAAAATTACCAAAGTCATAGAACGGTCTGACAATAATACCAGGATCTTTAACTATCTCCAATAAGAAAGTGACAAGTCCTCCAAGTGCAATATTCTTGAAGAAGTTCATTATTGCATCAAATGCATTTGTAAATGGTTTAGTTACCTTCTCAAGTTTCTTTGGATCAGATTTTGATCCGCCACTCTCCATTTGGGCTTCTCGTGTTCTTCTACTTGCTGTTGCCTTCTCTCTTCTTAGTTTATTTGCAGCAGTCTTTTCTCTCTTGTTCTTTTCTCTGTCGAGTTCAAGAACCTGCTTTAGATTATCATCAATTCTTGTGAGTGTTGTGGCGAGGGGGACGAGTTCTTCTTGTCTCTCTTGTTTGATCTCAGTCCTTGCTGGCCCTGTAGAATCAAGAGTTGTAATCTTACCCGAAGCCTGTTGTTCAGTTTGACCTGTCGTTTCAGATCTACCAACAAAGTTCAAAGCCTTTACCGTCTTCTTTTTGGGTTTGAATTTACCGCTCGAACTTCTTGCTCTTTTAAGTTCTTTCTTAAGTATTTCGGTATCACCTTCCTGATCCTCAGAACCACTGATGGTTCTCTTCACCATTGCTTCTTTGAGCAAAACAGCATAATCTTCGTAATCTAATTCAGCTTCGTAGTCTTCAATACCAAGCAATTCAAGAATTCTTGGATCTATATCATCTTGTTCTGCAGGTTTTGATTGTTGCTTATTAGACTTACCTATAGTCTTAACTATTGCAGTTACTTCTTTCTTTCTTTTCTCTTCTCTCTTCGCTTCGTTTTGAATACTCTTAATAAGATCGTCTAAACCCGCGGGTGCATCATCAGATTTTTTGGCATCCTGAAGTTCTCTGAGAATTTTCTCAGCAGCTGCCTTTTTATCTGATGAACTCCTTCGGATTTTTCTAGCCATTGCGTGCCTTCATCTTTTGCTCTTCTTCCTCTAAGTGATTTTGAAGTAATGCAACATAGATGTCCCTTTCCCAAGGCATCATGTTTTCGATCTCTGTTAATGAATATTTATGGTACTGCATTAAGGAAAAATTCAACTTGAAGTAATTCTCCAAGTCCATGTGTACCAAACCTATCCGAAAAAACTTGAGAGACCCTCCAGTACTACTGTACTCTTAACATTGGTGACTGGGTTTTTAAGTTCTATTGAGTGGGAAAGTTTGGGCATTGTATCAAAGAACTTCTCAATTGATTTAAATTGAGCAGAACTCATTTGTTCAAGGAATTCAATAATTTCCTTCTTACTCACATCCTCAGTAGACCAGACCTCTTCTTCGTTATAGATTTTATCAATACAAGTTGCAATCAATTCGAATGATCTATCAACACTTGTATCGTTGAAGTCAAAGTTATTTTTGATAAACTGATCAAGAGATGGGTACTTCATCTCCATCATGAGATTGTCGTCAAGTCTGATCTGTTTATCATGTCCTTCAGTTTCGACAACCTTGATATCTTCAAGGTCAATCTTAACAGTGACAGTTGTTTCACCGTCATCAGGTGCAACCAGATTTACTTCAACTTCCTCACCTACAGACTTACCCCTAATGTTCAAGAAGAGATACTCAATATCAAAAGTAGGAAGACTTTCTACCTTGATTCCTCTTGTACTAATACAGTTTTTAATGACTGTTTTGATTGCAGTCGTAATATTTTTTGTGTCCTCACTTTCCAGTGCAAGAACAAGTAACTTCTCTTCCTTGACTAAGAAAGGTCTAAACTTAATAGTTTGTTTAGTTGAGGGCAATTCCAACTCATATGTTGGGGTAGCAATTTTTGGTAAAGGCATGACAATCTAATAAAGATTTCAGATATGATTATTTATTTGCGTTTTTTACGCTTTTTTGGTTGAGGGATTCCAAGATCATGTTCGGTCAAAACTTTGAACTGAACACCATTATCTTTTGCAAACTCCGCACCCGCGTGCCACTTTGCCTGATTGACGGCGTAAGTCTTGCACTCGTTAATATAAGACTTCGTAACGCGACTTTTACGTATAGGTTCTACACATTGCTTCGCAGGTTTGATCTCAATGATATACCTAACTACGTTACCGTTTTTATGTCTAATCTGGACGATACCGTCAGGATAGTATCTATGCACTCGATTGTCAATAGGAGAGACGTAGGGGATACTAAACTCTTCAGATGCCCATTTTAAAACTGCATCGTTAGTATCGCACCATTTGTAAAAATGTAACTCCCAACTACTCCTGTATATAATATTTGCGGCATCGCCCATGTATTTGTCAGGGTTATGCGGTCTGTAGCGGCCCTGGTGATATTTACTGTCCTTCGGCACGGCGCCATCCCTTATACGACTTCCGTGTGCCTCTTACGACCCTTGACACACTGGATTGGTTTAATCCATATTCTATACTAAAATATCTTACACTCTCAAATTCTACTACGCCATGTTCAGGGTGATACAATTTACCTGGAACCCAACTTGACGGATTTTTTAATCCTTTATTCCAAGTTGGTCGCCCAGTATTTTTTATCCTCGCTGCTTCAATTACCTTGGTCATATCGCGACCCTTGGCAGCCTCGCTCATCTTCTTCTTTGTCTCCTCGGTATGCGGCCCAGTCTTATATCCGACAATCGGACCACTAAAAGGTGTATGGTCTGTATCATCATCTTCAATAATAATCGGGGGTAACCCAAACGCCGAACTCAATTCAGTTGTAACCCACATACATAGTAATAGAAGTAGTATCAGTATTTAGATGCCAGGTCCA